GGGTCACTACCTGCCGTTGGATCTGCGCCAGCATCACCGCCTGCTAAAGGATCGTCTGCTTCAGTCAAAGAAACTTTGCCAACTGACAACAGGCTATCAAAGTTCACAGGTTTCAGATTTTCCTGTAAGAATTCCTGAATTGTCTTCATTTATAATTACCTCGTCGAAAAATACGTTTATTCTATCGATTACTGCGACTCTGTTCATGTGTACAGTATCAGAACAAGTTAAATAATCAAAGAAGCGTTTTGCTATTTTGGAGTTGGGTTTAGTCAACATTGAAGCAAGTGCTAAACGATTATTTGTTAAAATGTAAGAAACCATGACTTCTAACAAGTCTCTATACATATCCTCTGCAATAGACTTGTCTTCGTCATTTTTATATTTATTGCTTTCTTTAGCAAAAAATTTGTCGAAATATAAATCTCTGTTTAGTATTCTGTAGTAAACTGAAAACTTCATATTAGTGCAAATCAAACTTTGGCAAATCTTCTACGTTAGTCACTTCTTTTGTCAAATTCAACTGCTTAAGCATATTAAGCATTTCGTTTGATGTGAAATTGTACGTATTGTTTTGCACGTTAACGTTCTGTGGCGCTTGACCATTATTCGACTGATGTGCTATTTGTTTCTGTCTAGCATCTAACGTAGCAACACGCAAATTTTCATCTGTTTCTTTAACTTGATAATCAGTGATAGTCTGATTGAGCTTTGCTAAGTCCATCAAGTTAGCTGCTACAGAGTTAGACAATGTGCTGAATACTTCATACATTCTGGGAGGAGCACCAAGTTTGCACTGTTCTCCCAAAGTTTCTAGCACTGTTCTGTTTAATTCAATCAAAGATTGCAATTCAGCACGAATATACTCTTTGTCTTCAAGAGTATATTTCTGATTTGCGACATCTGTCTTAATTTCTTGAATACGAGCAGAAGTATCTTCTACTTGTTTTTCAGATAAGTCAATGTCGAAAGTATCTGCTAAAATTTCATTTGCTGACATATTTACACCCTTATAAAATCACATGTGTTTGTACTGTTTATGTAATTATTTATAATGACAAAAACCGCACGATAAATCTCGTGCGGTGCTTGCGTATAAATAGGCGGGACTTAAATTTTTACGACTGTGAAGCCATATTTGCCAGCGTAAAATTTTCCATCATTCTTTGCTTCAGTTTCACTTTCATAAAGTTTTGCTTCAGCTTCATTTTCTGTGAATTCTGGTATTTGAATAGAATGAGAAACTCTATCATCAACAAAGAATGATTTCAACCACATTTTGCCATAAGGAAAATCGAATGAAACTTTGTACATGCTATGCCTTCTTTAAGAAAATTTCCATCATCAAAAATCCAATGAGGTATAGCACACCAAGAATGATGAAGAGTGTTCCAGTTGTAAAAAAGTTTGCAAGTAAAATTGAGAATATACCTGCGCATCCCCATCCAGTAAGTGTCATTGCATGAACAGTAGAAACTGAAGATTCGCCAAAATACTTACTTAGTAATGTTGGGAGACTTGAGAAATTACCACCATAAGCTAATTCACAAAGAAAAATTCCAAGTAACGAAATAATCGGATTTCCTGTAAAGCAGAATAACGCTGCTAAAATTCCAAACGAACAAACGAAATGATATACAGCTTTTCGACCGATTTTATCTGAAAGAGCACTAAAACAGAATCGACCAAGAATGTTCATGACTGCGGTAATCGACAGAATTAGTGCAATGTCAGTAAAGCCAAGACTTAGCAACAATCCTTTTTCTTGTGAAATAATTGCAAGACCACAAGAAATGTTAATACAGAACATTAACCAAACTGAAATATAGCTCAAAGTCAAGAATTTCGATCTGACTAAATCTCGAATTGGAATTGCGGTATATATCGTTGAAACGTACATTGGATTTGGCTTAAACAACCACGAAGTTATGCCAAGAATAATTGCAAATAACAATCCTACACACAGGAAAGTCATTGGTAATGAAACATTGGCAAGTAAATACTCGTAAATCGGTGCAGCTACAAATTTGCCCAAACCAAAGCCAGAAATTGCTAAACCAGATGCCAGACCTTTATGGTCACTGAAGTTTGACATCAGTTGTTTAATTGGCGATACATAGCCAATACCTGTGCCAGTACCCATAATAGCACAAGACAGATAATAGAGTGGCAAAAATTGAGTATAAGTTGCAAGTGCAAGTCCAAGAGAACCAAGCACAAACAAAATAGAAGCAACAATTGCCATGCGCTTAGGATTGAGTTCTACCATTCTACCAAAGATAGCAGCACCAAATCCTAAGCAGAAAATAATCAGAGTAAAACCAATATCTGCAGCAAATTTCGAAATATCGAAACATTGCATGATATTGGCTGAGTATTGGGAGAAATTGTAAACTGTGCCTAAACACATTGGTAGAAAAACGCCAGGCACGAGAATGTTAAGGAATCTGTTTTTCATATCCTTATTTATTGACGTTTTCTTGTCATTTGTCTTTGATTATTGCTGTATCAGCAACACCTAGTGTGATGTATGATTCGTGTGAACCATCAGGTTTTTCACAAACTTTTAAACGACGCTTAGTACGATCAGTCGCATAAAAGAAAGCATTACTGTACGTGTTTTCACCATCTACACACACATAACAATCTTTGTCAAAAATGACTGTACCATTTTGAAAGATTTTGATGTGTTTCTTCTTATAAGTGGCCATTAGTCGTTCCTGTCAATAGCAATTAGTTGTGTTTGTCTGTAATAGTGTCAATCAATCCGCAAACTATACCAATGCCAAAGTACGGCGCAATGCCAAGATGCCAACCAGCTTCCCTTTCGATAGTAGAAAGAATGAAACCGATGATACCAGCAATAATTATAAAAGTGATAGTTTTATACATGTTTATTTTGTCCTTTTTGTATTAAGAAAATTGTATAATTTGCGTTTACATTCTTTTCTGTTTTTTCTACGTTTGTCTTTAGAACGAATGTTTTTACGCAATTCACAGTTAATTTTATGACGTTCCCTTCTATGATTTTGTATTGTAAACCAAGGCGGTCTATATACATTGCAGTCAGCCCAGAATTGCCCGCACGTAAATACGTACTCGTCAATGCTAAGTTCTTCGTTGTGAAGTCCATTGATAATGCTTTGTGCAATTTTTGGACCAACAGCTAAATAGCAGCGTTCGATAGTACCATCATCGCAACGTCTAGTATTAGCTAGTGTGTGCCAGCGATAAAATTTTAAACCTGGCGTATACTTGCGTTTCAGAAATTCTATCAAACTTTCTTTACCAAATCTTATTCGTTCGTCGACACTCATTTTCAAAGTTTAATATAATAAATGTTAATTATACTTGTAAATATGCAAGCAACATTTTCATACGAATCAATGGAAGACATGAAATCAATGTATAATGAACTGAAAGATGTTAATGCGTGGTTTATGTTTGAAAAGATGACGAGTAATTTACAGCAAGAAATGTGCGATGAGATAGATAGAGAAATTCTTAAGAAATTAACAGCACAGTTTGCAGAAGAAAAGGAACGATTTGATCAGCACGGTTGTCTACGCGTGCGTCTATAATGTCTACATTTGTTTTACACGAATAATATGTAAGTTTAATAAATACTTATAATATTTGTTTATATGAGGTGAAATTATTATGTCAAAGAAAAAATCGTTAGGTGAAATGACTAACAACGAATTCTTGGCTGAATTGTTAATACTTAAAGACAATCCGATAGAATTTTTAAAATATTGTCAAATCTGCAGTAATCGAGGATTTATACATTTTAAACCATACGCATGGCAGAAACGAAAAATCACTCAATTCGCACAAACACTACACACTAAAAAACCAAATCATTTAATTGTAGCACCACGTCAAGTTGGTAAAACTGCACTTATTGCAGCGTATGTACTTTGGTACGCATTGTTTAGACCAGATAAGCGCATTGTACTCTTTTCTTATAAACTAGCTGCTGCAGCAGAAATTCTGCGCAGAATTAGAGAAATGCACGCAATGTTACCAAAATGTTTGCAGCGTGATACAAAAGTTTGTAATAAAGATATGATACAATTCGATAACAATACAAGAATTGGTATCAGTAATTATAATGCAAATTGTGTGCGTGGTATGTCGATAGATTTGGCAATTTTAGACGAAGCTGCATTTGCTAAAGACTCTACATTCAGTGATTTTATTAAATCTGTATTTCCTACACAATGTGGCAGAAAAGATGCTCAGATGATTATTGTAAGTACACCAAGTAAGATTAAAAGTGAATTTTATATGTTGTACTCGCACTTACTGTGTAATGACTCTTCATTCAATGTTGAACATTTGAAGTGGAACTGTATTAGTTCACGTGATGCTAAGTGGAAAAGACAAATGCAGCACTATTACGATACTGCAACATTTAGATCAGAATTCTTAGCTGAGTTTGTTTAAAGAATATCAAAAAAAAAAGAAGAGCAATTTACTTGCTCTTCTTTTGTTTCTTCATTTTCTTTTTGCTAATTTTGTCGCAAAGAATGTGCCAATCTTCAATTGAAATTCTTCCGTACATTATAGACCAGAAGAATCCGTGCGTTTTAACCCAGAATTTCGACCATTTTGAATTCGACTTAGAATCGTACTTCATCCAGTGATCGTAGCAGAATAATCTGCAATATTCAAGAATGTAGAAAATTACTTCTTTCGGCCGAGGCAATCTGTTACTGAAACTTGGAGAACAATAGGTGTTGCCATCTTCAAGAACTTTCGGACAATTATCTTTGTAAATGGCATAAATTCCGCCAATTAACAATAAACCAAAGCAAGTTACATAGAAAGTTACTGGCGGAAGTACAGATCCAAGAATTCCGAAAAACAGAACAGTAATTAACGAGCCAATGAGTATCTTTTTAAATGTCATAATTAGTTCCAAAGATTAAAAAACCATTTGTGAAAAAGAGAAAGTGCTTTATCTACTTTTTTCCAGTTAGCGTCAGAATCTTCTTCAGTCCAATTGAAGTGATCTGGATAGATTTCGAAACCTTCAATCATCTGCTCAAGAATACCT